AGCAGACCTTACATTGACTACAGAAAGTACTGGTATTGGTCTTGTATATATGAGTTCAACTTATGGATGGAGAGTCTTAATAGACGCTTACGATGTAGATACAACGGAGCTATAATATGGAGGACATATATAATTCCAATCAACCTATACACATAGATAGGGGTACAAGGAAACTTGTTGTAAGAAGTCTACAGGACACCACCCCTATATTAGAAGAAAATAAATTTCTTCGTAATCATGTGCCAAATACACAAAAAGGTGATCTACAGCGTATAGCACAAATACCTGTGATTGCATTGAAACTCAAAACAAAAGAAAGATTTGGTCACTCAAACTTTTACAGACTTGATGCTGAACAACAAAATGCTCTTATTAAAGAAATGGTAAACAGTAACGAGTATATGTTTTTTAGAACAGGAGATAAGAAATTATAATGGCTTTAAATAATTATGCAGACTTAAAAACTGCTATAGCAAACTTCTTAGCAAGGGATGATCTTACTTCTGAAATAGATGACTTTATAGATTTAACAGAAGCAGACTTCAATCGTAGATTAAGAATTAGACCTATGGAAACAGTAGATGCTTCTTTTACTATTGATTCAGCTACAGAATCATTGCCTACTGGTTTTCTTAAAGTAAGAAGTTTTATTTTAACCAGTTCTGATCCTGATAGATCGTTAGTATTGATGACACCGTTCCATCAATCAGAAACTGTAGGTTCAGACACCTCTGGACAACCAAGAGGTTATTCTATTGAGGGAACAAGTTTTAGATTTAGTCCAGTTCCTGATGGAACTTACACAGCACGATTAACTTATTACAAAGCATTTGATGCAATAGATTCAACTACAACAACCAATCATATTATAACCAACTATCCTGATATTTATTTATTTGGTGCTTTATATTTTGGATCTACATTTCTAAGAGGAATGGATCCACAAACAGTTGCACAATTTAAAAGTCAGTATGAGGCTGCATTACAACAAGCAGAAATTGCTGATGATAAAGACAAATACAACGGTTCACCGCTTGTTCAAAGATCGGGAATTAATATTAACAATTTTGACAACGTAAACTAATGCAAGTACCTTTTGGAGAATGGCTACCAGACCTACCAGATCATGTAAATCCTGGCACAACAGAAGCTAAGAATGTATTTCCTGCTGCTAACAGTTATAGACCTTTTCAAGATATAACTGCTACATCAAGTAATGCTCTAACAGCGAAATGTCAAGGAGCAAGGGCTTTTAAATCTGATAGTGGTGCAGTTAGTATATTTGCTGGTGATGCAACCAAGCTCTATAAACTAACAACCAATGCTTTCGTTGATGAAAGCGGTGGCACAACATTTAGTTTCTCAGAAGATTTCCATTGGGATTTCATAAGATTTGGTGAAGTCGTTATTGCTTTTAATGGCGATGATGCTGCACAAGCATGGACATTAGATTCATCATCTGACTTTGCTGCACTAGGTGGTTCACCACCAGTATTCAGACACGCTGCTGTTGTAGGTAATTTTGTAGTAACAGGCTATCAACCTACTGCACAAAACAAAGTACAATGGTCTGCTGTTAATAGTGCGACAAGTTGGACAGCAGGTACTAATCAATCTGATTCAGAAACTTTACCTGAAGGTGGAGTTATCACAGGAGTTACTGGTGGACAGTATGGATTAATATTCCAAGAGAGTAGAATCACTCGTATGGACTATCGTGGTGGTAATGTTATATTTTCATTTAGAAGAATAGAAGATAACAGAGGAGCCGTACAAGGTAAGAATGTAATACAAGTTGGTAATCTTGTTTACTTTTTATCTGAAGATGGTTTTTATGTTACTGATGGTTCTAATGCAAAACCTATTGGTGCAAACAAAGTAGACCGTTTCTTTTACAATGATTTAAAATCAGTATTAAGGTCAAGAGTTAGAGCATCTTACGACCATGAAAACAAATTAGTGATGTGGTCTTACCCCTCTTCTACAGGAACAAACTCAGGCACACAAAATGATAAGATATTAATTTATCACATTGCTAGTCAGCGTTGGTCATTGGTTGAAATAGACCATGAAATTATTATAGATTACCTATCACCTGGTTACACTTTAGAAGAATTAGATGACTACCCATCATCAGGCACAGATGATATAGATGCTATTACTGTTTCCCTTGATAGCCCAATATTTATGGGTGGACTTAGAACTGTTGGTGTATTTGACACTGACCATACATTAGGATCATTTGGTGGTGATACTTTAAAAGCAGAAATTGGAACTGCTGAAACAGAAATATTCCCACAAAGTAGATCTTTGGTTACTCACGTTAGACCTATTGTTGATACATCATCTGCTACAGGTTCGCTAAGTTTTAGAAACAGAGTTGCTGATACTGCATCAACAACTGCTGAGAGTGCAATGCACACCACAGGAACCATACCATTCCACAAAAGTGCAAGATATTTTAAATTCAATTTACAAGTTCCTGCATCTACCACATGGACAGATGCACAAGGAATAGACATAGAAGCAATTAAAGAAGGATATAGATAATGGCTGTTTACAATCAAAATAACTTACCAGGAACAATAATGACAGGTAGTGGTATGTATTATCCTCAACCAAATGTGGGTGACACAATACCAAATTTTAATCAACCTTTAAATGAGTTTGCAGTAACCGACTCTACATTTTTAGATGAATTACAAGCACAAACTGGTTTACTTGGTAGTCAGATCCGTCAAGCCAATCCTCACGCTACATATACACCTAAAACTAGAATTGCTGTAGGTCAATCTCCAGATTATATAAACGGAGTAGCACGAAACTATTTTGATCCAGCAACTAACCAATTTATGACACCAGAAATGAACGCTATAGGTGGAACTATGACAGGATTTGGCACAGGCACTGGAACTGGAACTGGAGTAGGAACTGGAACTTATACTCCTGGTGCTTTTGGTGAATATTACGGACAAAATATCCCAGTAGTACCCCCTACAGGAATAATTTCTGGAACAACAGGAGGTCCAGCAGGAGGAGGTGGTTCTGGTAGAACAGACCCAGTTAATCCAACTGCTTTTGATTTCCCTAATCTTCAAACTCTACCAGGATGGGCTGGGCTTTTAACAGGACTTTTCGATTTACCACAAGGCACTAAATTTAAGTGGAATCCTGTAACAAAAAAATATGAACCAGAATCTTTTGTAAATGTTCCAGAGGACATAGAAGGAGAACCTGTTAGTACATGGAATCCAGACAAATCTACTATGACGATGGATGAAGCAGGTAATGTAACTTATGGTACTAATCCTTATGGAATTATGGAAGGAACAACAGGAAAAGGTTATGAACCAGACTCAGGCATTGATCCTGATACATCGCCACACGGACCAATTGGTAGACCTAGTTATGGAGGAGATACAACCGATAAAGGTATGGCAAATATGGAAGCAATGCGTGATGCAGCGATAGCAGATGCACAAACTCAAAAA